CGGTATTCGGTGAGGCGGGATGCCACGCGGCCTGGGTGCTTCGTGTTGTGTGTCCGCAAGCCGGCAGCTTGAGTCTCGCTTGATAAGGTAGAATCGAAGTCCCGGTACAAGCTGGGACTTATCGCTTTCTCGAATTATGCCTCTTACTTTTTTAAGCAAATCGCTGGACCGTGTCGTCCTGAAGGATGAGCTGCACTGCCTGACGCACCAGGAACTTCAGGCCCTGCGGGGTGAGCTGGTGATTGCCAGTCGTTCAATGCAGATCGCTTTGGATGCCCGGCTTAAGGATGAGCAGGAGACGGGCGTACCACTTGATACGGATTGGACTCACAAGATCCGTAAGAAGATGGAGGTCTGTGCGGCGTTCTGTAAGTCGATCGAGCACCTGCTGGAGCAGAACGTCCCGAACGGCTACCTCAAGCAGCTAATTAGCGAGAAGCTCGAGGAGCTGGTGATTGAGGAGGTGGGGGAGCGGCTGTATAAAGAGCTGAAGGAGGAGGCTAAAGATCTCGCGCTTTCAGATCTTCAAGCTCAAATTCGAGACGCATGATCTCGTGGACCGCGGACTGCAGCATGGCTTGGTACGTCATCAAGGTCCTGAACAAGTAGGCCTCACGTGGTTCCATCGATCTCGCCAGGATCTCAGTCTGCAACTCCTTTTCGGGTTTTACATCTCTCTGTAACCAGTCCATCCGTGCCCTCCGTTTGCGCTATTCTACGAGCGCCACAAGGTTCATTAGCTTTTATTTATGGCTGATTTTGCGAATTTGCTTTGGAATGAGGAGATCGAAATAAAATCGCAACACGGCGAGGGGATCAGCAGACCCGCCGCTGGTGCGAAGACCAAGGAGTTCCGCATCAAGGTGCGGCAGGTTGGTGCATCTCCGATGTATGTCCATATGCGGGCTGAATCCAAGAGCCATGCTTTGAAGTACGCCAAGGCGCGCTGGCCCATGTCGCAAATTGAAATCGTCTGATTATGGAAGACACGCGATTTAGGGTTCACGTCCTTAGTGCGACGGAGAACCCTCAACAACTGGTGTGGCTTGGCATGCACCAGGACTACTTCGAGGGTTTCGTTGCTGACTCCGGTATCCCGGCAGAGGATGAAGCAGGGCGCATATGCGTCAAGCGCCTCTTAGCTGGGGAGCGCGGCCACTACGGACCACTCGAACATCCCGCCATCACTTTTGCCGTAGGCGGGTTCCCCCATTCCGTGATGCAGCAGGCACGCACCCACCGGGTGGGCGTCAGCTTCGATGTGCAATCGATGCGGTACACGGGCCAGCGCATGCTCGAGGTTGTCTCGGGCCAGCTGAAAGTTGAGGATGTGGTGTATTTCCGCCAGCCCGGGTATTACAAGGATCGAGATGGCAAGAAATACCGCTACTCCGTTGATGACATGGTGCAGGATCAGATCGTCGCTACGGATCTGATTAGGCGTTATGCGGCGCGGCTTAGGGCTGGATTCGCTGAGGAGCACATTCGAGGGATGCTGCCCTTCGATTTCAGGCAAAACTTTGTCGTCACCTTCAATCTGCGGAGTGCGCTCCACTTCCTTGACCTGCGGGCTAAGGCAGACGCGCAGCCTGAAATTCAGGCGCTCTGTGATTTGATGCTGCCACGCCTCGAGGACTGGGCGCCTGAGATCCTCACTTATTACGTGGAACGGCGGCTGGGTAAAGCCCGCTTAGCGCCATGAGCTTTTTTCGCACGTGCCCGAAGTGCGGGCAGCCTTCGCTCAAGGTGAAGGAATGTAGAAAGGTCAACAACCTCGCGGCTTATCGCTACCGGCGCGAATGCAGCAACTGCGGCCATAGGCAGACAACTTACGAGGTTACGTCTGACTTGATCGAGGAGTACAAGCTCCTGCAGCGGCTAAATACCGCTATCTCGCAGGTCCTGAAACCCGAGGGCCGCGAGTCCTGTACCTCATGCACTTACTGGTCCGATGGCTCCTGTTCAATGCAGTTCCCCGAAGCGGGTGGATCTTTCGCCCGCGACTGCTCGTTATTCACAAAAGATCAACACGCGGAAGTGTGTGCAGTGCGGTAATTCCACGCGGAATCCCGTTTACTGCAACAAGTGCTTTGTACAGACGCCGGAGGGTAAATCTGAGCGGCGTATGGAGTGGATGCGTTCCAAGTACAAAGCATCAGAGTGTGGTGGTCCTTGCGCACCATGCATACATTGGAGTAGTAAGTGCGGCCTTGGTTTTCCTGAAGGCGGTTCTGCGTATGCCCTTGACTGTCCAGCCCTACTTACTGAGACCCTTCAATGAACTGGCACCCCTTCCTTAACCGCTTCGAGGTCTTCTTATTCAGGCTTCTGAGTAGGTCGCCCCGTGTGGGCATGATCATCGTCAAGCAGCACGGCGAGCTGATTACTTGGGTGCTTAAGGATCAGAGCGATGATGTTCCGTTCCAAGATGAGACGGATGAGAGTGTTCCATGGGGTTACGAAACTCCGGCTCAGCAGCTGGAACGCCTCTACCATGCACCGGATGCGGAGCACGGCTGACCGTGTATTACTGGACAGCCGGGGTAGGCTCTTACGGCGCTCACCCCATGGTCTTCGGCATTGACACTTACTTTCGACCTTGGTTCTTTAATGGAAAAACCGTTTATTGGGGCGATCCAGTCGCTGAACGCCGAGACGCTCTGCGAAGAGCTCAAGCCATGGCAGATCGAGACCGGCAAGGCCGCGTTTCTTGATTACCTTTACGAGCTTTATGACCGCAGCAACCCTGAGGACCCGGACCACGGGACTTATACGGGATTGATGCAAAAGTTCAAGGACGATAGCGCTGAAATTATGCGCGCTTCCTTCATTGCCTCTTACCACGCTTAATTACGGTGAACAAACTGATTGGGCTGTATAGCCCTGCTGCTGGATCTGGTAAGTCCACGATCGCTCAGTGGCTAGTCGAGACAGAGGGCTACACCGTTGTGCCCTTTGCTCAGACGCTCAAGGAAATGCTTATTCCGATGCTTAAAGCGTTGGGATATTGCACGGCCGCGGCTGAAGATCTTGTCTACAAGCACAAGGAGGTGGTCGTACCAGGTGCTGACGTCAGCGTGCGGCACATGCTGAGGACCCTTGGTACGGAATGGGGCCGGGATTGCGTTCGCCCTGACATCTGGTTGCGCTGTTGGAGTGAGCGGATCAAGCAGTACGACAAAGTTGTCGTCGATGACTGCCGCTTCGTTAATGAGGCGCAATTGATCAAAAAGCTGGGAGGGCAGCTTTGGTACGTTGAGCGGCCAGGCGTACCACGCAGTTTCGAGCACAGCAGCGAGGGCGGCCTCAATGACTATTTAGATTTTTCGTGTGCTGTCTTCAACAACGGGACATTAGAAGACCTCACAACTAAGCTTCAGCTAATTGCTCAGGTGTAGTGGCCTCGCTGCGGTATCACGCCGGCCGCATGGTTCTTTTCCAGGGAACCGATGGATGGCGTGTCCGCATCAAAACTCATACGGGCAAGATTGAACTTCCGCTTAGTTGCAGCGATCTTGAAGCCGCAGTTATTGAGGCTGAGCAGCTCTATGCCGATGCGCGGGCCATCACTAATAATCAGCCGAGATGTCAGCACTGCATCCACTGGGAAGTGATTGCGGCACAATGTGGTTTAGGTTTCCCTGAGGGGCGCTCCAGTGGAGGAATCTTCGCCAAAGACTGCTCATGCTTCTGGACAAAGCCATGAGTACGTCATTCCTGAGGGGGCCATCGATTGTGGTGATGGCTTCTACATCGAGATGAGTACTGAGCCAGGGATTGGCGAGGTGCGGTATCGAAGCTGTATGCCTAACTGCGCTGTGGGGCGATACTCAAATGACCTATGGCAAGCACAGCTGTACATCGAACACATGAAAGGAAATCGTTGCGGTTGATCCACCGAATCACACGGAGCGCACGCACCAGGCTCCAATGTGGCTGTTGAATCCACCAAATCCATAGAGGCGTCTGGGATTTGTCCGCGTTACAGCGGAGACATGCTGGTACGCAGTTGCTGAGTGTTGTAGGGCCGCCGCGAGCCTTCGCCTTTATGTGGTCGATGGTTGTGGCGTGCTTACCGCAGTAAGCGCAGGTGTTATTCCATGCACTGAAGATTGAAGCCCGAAATCGTTTTTTATTAGCTTTTTTAGTAACGAGAACGGTGCCATCAATCTGATGCTCCATTTTTCGGAATAATGTATGTGTCTATTTCTATGTCTATGATGTCGTCTTCACTGTAAAAAGCCTCCGCAATCCTGGAGTAGATGTCCCCAGGAATCAGGTCGGCTTCCTGCGCAGTCTCGAAGTAGAACTTCCCTCGAATTTCGATTAGGAAGCGCTCCATAAGCGAGATTCGCCTGAGGTAAGGGTAGCTAGATCAGGTCTTCCCAGCTCGGCATTACCTGTGGTTGGCCGTTGTAATGCCCAATTTCTCCATAATTGAGCTCGGGATTGGTCACCATGAGTAGGAAAACCATCTGCCCGATCTTCATTCCGGGGTAGAGGGGCAGATTGTGGTACTTGCGGTTGTTCTTTAGCTCAAGAGTGAGGCGGCTTCCGTTCCAGCCGCAATCGGCGAAGCCGGCGTGGCTGTGTTCGTATCCCTCCCTGGCACGCGATGACTTCAGGCAGAAAAAGCCGCAGATATCGGAGGGCATGTTAAACAGCTCCTTAGTCTCGGCCAGAAGGAATTCGCCGGGCGCCATCAGATAAGGCGCGTCTTTGGTGCAGTGGGCAATGGACTGGAGCTGCAGGTCCTTGCTGTGCTCGACGTCAACCATGATGTTGTCGCCGATTCGTAAGTCCAGGGAAGCGGGATTCAGAAGCTCGATGTCGAAGGGGCGCACCATCGATTCTTCGACGCAGAGACGTCGAATCTCGCTATCCGGCAAGAGCATTTAAGTACTCGGTATCGCTGAGCAGTGTAGTCGTGGTTGTCCTAAGGGGTAAGGAAGAGTTTTAATTCGTCTTCCCGACGACGTGCCAGGCCCTCGAGCACTTTGCCCCCGGCTTTGTTCCAGCGGGGCAGCTCCTCCTTCGCTACACGATTTGGGTCCTCGCCTGAATTGAGGCGCCGGCGCAGGGTGCTATCAAACAGCGCACCAGCGCCGACGTTGAACACGAAACAGATCAGAGCACAACGCTGGTTGTTGGTCAGTTTGGCGGTGATCTGTAGGTCGACGACATCAACAAAGCGCTGAACGTCCTTCTCAAGCAGGGCATCGGCTTCCTCTTGGGTAATCCGCATGCCCATCTTGACCTTCGGACCAGTTGAGCCGTAGCCGATCGTTGGTACGCCGGCACTGCATAAGTAGGTCTCGAGGCGGCAACCTTCCCACTTGCGGATCAGTGCGACAGCTGGGCCGATTGAGCTTTCGGGTTGCTTACCGGCTTGGCTCCATGTGGAAAACCAAGCCCTGGAGCGATCGAACGCACCAGGGTCGGCCGTGAGAATCTCGGCTTCAAGTTCGTCAAGGGCTGCCAGCTGATGGGGCAGCGCCTTGTAGTACTTGAAGAGGTCGGCTAAGCGGATGGGGCTTTTGCCCATGATTTAGAAGAAACGGAACTTCGTGGGGCTTAGCCGACTCAGCGCTTTTTTGCCTTTAGCAGGTTCAGAGCCTGGAGGATCAGTTGGATGACGCTGTTGGACTTCAGGGGGCTCATTCCGATGATCTCGGAGGCCGCACCAACGATGATCCAGAAGGCGGGGTGGCTGAGGAAGTCGAAGTCCATAAAGTGCTGGGTTCTGTGCCCAGCCTAGTGCGATCTGCGCGTTTGCTCTAGTGCTCTGAGTCGTACTTCGTGATCATCGAGGCGCTCTTTGTGATCGGAGCGCAAAGCGGTGATCTGCTCGAGGATCAGAGCCATGCGGGTGTCCATGACACTGGCGCGCTTATCGATGCGCCACAACGCACTAACACCAGCGATGATCGCCGCGGTGACCAGAGGTGTAAGGAAAGGATCCATCAGCCGCGGTGGCTATCGTCTCATTATGGCGACTCCCCGTAAGCCCCCTTTTTGCGTCGAGCGGTTCAACCGCTTCGCTTCCTTGGGGATCATGGTGTGGTCTGCCGCAATGCTGACACTGATGTCGATGGGCATCGTGTCGAGTAAGAGTGAGATGTTTTTCGTAACAGTGTTTGGCGGATCCTCCGCTGTATTTGGTGTCAACGCTGTGAATAAGGCTGGGCAGGCAAGTTCAACCGCATCAGCCAGCCGCTCTACGATTAAACGAAAGACTACGCCTCAGCCATGAACTACAAATGGCTACTCCTACTGATGGTGTTGCCTGGGGCGGCAGTCGCGCAGACCGTGACGCCCAACTTCACGCAGGGCAGCATGACCAGCACGACCACCACTACGCAGACGGTCAACGAAACCATTCAGGTCAAGGTCTACGGAGGCGACTACGCCAGCTATTCAGGTATCAACGTCACGCCTTCAGGTGCGATCGGTGCCAGCGGAACGACCTACAGCGTCACGAATGCAGGCGAGCAGTTTCAGCTCGAGACCGTAACCAGAACTGCTGGACTCGTGGAACAGCAGGACATAACCCGCACCATCACTACAAACAGCACTACAAATTCGTTGTCGGTGTTCTCGCAGTAATCTGCGCTCTGCCTGCTGCAGCGCAGGATGGCGGCACAACGGCAATCGCCAATCCCGTAGCAACATCAACCGGCAGCGTCAGTAATCAGGCGGTCCAGATCAATCAAGGCAGCTATAGCCAGCAGAGTTATGGCAACGGGCATACATGCAATAGCTCCACGCTGGTGTTCACACCCTTCTACTTAGGGAATGACGTGAATCCTGAGCCTTACGTGCGGAACCAGAACTTCGGTGCTCAGGTCAGTTTCAGCGTGCCACTCGATCTTGAGATGGTGCGACTATGCAAAGAGCTGGCAAGGCGGAAGCTGGAAAAGGAGCGATTGGACTACGCCTTGGTGCGTGCCCTTAAGTGCGCTGAGCTCTACAAGACCGGCTACAAGATCAGAGAGGACTCACCTCACGCTGTCTTATGCGCTGATGTCGTGCCAATAGCCGCCGTCTTGCCCACGTCTCAACCTTCTTACCCCGCAGCTTCTGCACCTTCGCCGCCAAAGCCTTGAACGCTGGCTTCATGGCGCTGACTAGTCGTTTGAAGATTGACGTGGCTGCCAAGGTCGCGCCAACGCTGATCACGCTGGTTGTGGCGGCAGCACTCAGAATTTCCGCTTTTGGTACAGGGATTTTTACGTTTGTACCCGGTACAACGACTGTAGTTACCTCTGCCGCCGACAATGGTTCGGGAATTGCTTGGATTGATGATTCGACCCGCCGCACTGATGGTTCTTCCTGTGCTTGGCGCAGTGCTTCCCTTACTAGCTGTTGCAGATTTTGTTGAATCTCGCGTTCAGGCTCGACGGATTTCTCGGGAGTCTGTACCTGCATTGGTTGAGTGTCGTCAACTTTTGCAGCGGGAGGAATGACAAGAGGCGCGTAAGACGGCAAAACCGCCCGAGGTAATTCCAGTGGAGATGCCGGAATGTCGGGCGGTCTTGGTACGTTGAAGCCCGGAAGCTCCAAGATCGGAATCACCGACCCTGACCGCGCAGAGGCTTCTTGCCTCGACGACGTGGACGTGATTGCTGCCCAAATCCTTGGCGGGTTGTCTTAGGCGGACCAGGCTGGTGCTCGATCCGCGCGGTGCCGGTTTTGCTGCGGACTGCCATTACTTAGCTTCCGGCCAAGGCAGGATGTGAGGCTCGGTGTTAGGCACCATTGAATCGGTTGCCTCGTCGTACACCTGAGCGGGATTGGTCAGCAGGGCAGCCAGTTCTTCGGTGCTGGTGCATTGCGCGATTTGATCTTCACGCAGACCACAGGTCAGGCGGATCTCGTCGCGGTATTGCTTGACCTTGGCGGGAATTTCAATGTCGGTGTCCACCTTGCGGGTGATGTACCAGTCAGTTGGGGCGAGGAGGGTGCCAGCGATTTGTTTTTGCTGGGCGGTCCACTCGGTCTTCAGACCTTTGTTGATGATTTGTTCGCCGTCAGCGTCCAGCACGGGATCGCCGTTTTCATCGACGGCAGGCTCATCTTCAAGGCGTTTGGGCAGGTCGTGATCCCAGTAGAAGCGATGATCCACTGGCGCGGGATCTGGCACTTCAGTGATGCCGATGGCTTCTTTATCTTCGGCGCTAGATAGCCGCAACCAGTTAGCTGGGTACTTCACGCCATTGGCGTCGGTGAAGGGGCGGTCTACTGCCAGCGGCTGACCGTTAAGTTCGAATCCCATGGCTAGATCGTAGCGGTGGTGGATGCCCGTTTCATAGGTCAGCGGGCGTTGGCGTATTTGAAGGGCAGCTCGGCAAAGGCGGCAAAGATATATGTATAACCGCTATTTACATAGTCCCAGTTGTAGCGCAGCTTGAATCCATTAGAAAGAAAATCGACGTAGCCGGTTGCTCCAAATGGTGATGTTTCGCCGTTTGGCAAACTACTGTAAAGCACATCATCTACTGCGTTGTATTCGCTACGTTTTGAGTCAGCCATCACCCAATGGGTTGCAATAGCAGTTGACGTATTCTTAAACAATATCCACCGTGGTCTAAATCCACAGTAGACAAATGTACCGTCTGAGCTGGAATTGCCGGTGTAGCTGCCGAACTTGCTGTAACCCGCGACTTCGGAGAAGCAGTAGGCGACGTAATTATTGTTTCCGTTGTTTTCGTTCAGATTGCCAACATAAAATAAATTTGACGTAGGTGTGGTGTTGTACCACATAGTGCTTGGGTTTGAGTACGGTCCTACTGCACCTCCAGAGCCGTTAAGAGTCAGCCATTTGCTAGCACCAAGTGCTTCGTGGTAGACCGCCCAATCTGCCGTGGGATATGTACCGCCGCCTCTACTTTTGGCAATTATCATCTTTGGCGCTACACCTAATCCGTGGCCTATAGTTGCGCCGCCAGTGCCGTTACCCGTATAAGTAACAATCGAGAAACCAGCGGATGCGTTGGCGCTTACCGTGCTGGTGATGGTGCCTGCGGTGTTACTGGAGCCAGCGCCGTTTGCGTCCCACGCCCAAGCGACGTAGGTATCGCCAGACTTATTCCAGTTATCAAAAGTGCTTGTACCGTTGGTAACTGTAAAACCGGCAGAATCTAAGCTAGATAAATAACCATATAAGGCTTCATTTGGACCACTGGTGCCTTCAGCGTTTGTCGTATTTGATTGCAGGTACTTACCAGTGCCGACTCCACGAACGGCATCCATGAGAATGTGTCCAGGGCTGGAAGAAGAGCGAATCTTTCCCCACACGAGATCAGGAGAAAAGCCAAGTCCGGTCAGTGATCGTGTTGCACCGCTACCTCCACCAGTACCGCTCCACGTAAGCACATCGAAATACTTACTCCCCTTCTTAATCGTCGGCTCGGGCAGGTT